TTATACGGAGTAAAATTAATTAATGCTTTTCCAACAACAATTGGTGGTTTAGCATTAAGTAACGAAAGTGCTGATACACCACAAAGATTAAGTGTAACATTTTCTTACGATAAATTTGAAGTCCAAGATGCATTGGGAACTCTTGGATCAGCTGCAAAAAGTGTTGCAGATAGGATTATAAATATAATATAATTGAATTGCTATAGGAGAATATAATGGCTTTACCACAATTGAACTCGGCGAGGTACCAAGTATATGTACCAGGTCTACAAAAGGAAGTATCCTTTCGACCTTATTTAGTTAAGGAAGAAAAAATACTTATGATGGCTATGGAATCTAACGATCAAAAGCAGATTCTTACAGCCGTTTCTGATATTATTGAAGCATGTGTTTTTGATGATATTAATGTTAAAAAATTAGCAGTATTTGATGTTGAATATCTGTTTATAAATCTACGACAAAAGTCTGTAGGAGAAGGAATTAACGTTTCTATGAAGTGTAGTGATGAAGATTGCAGCACTGAAAATAACGTTGAAGTTGATTTAGACAAAATTGACATTCCTAAAATTAATAAAGAAGATAATATAATTATGCTAAATGATGATGTAGGAATAACAATGCGTTATCCTTCGTTTAAAGATATAAGTCAATTTAAGCCAGAAGAATTGGATAAAATAGATGGAATTATGTCTTTATTGAAATTATGTGTTGTAAATATTTTCGACAGTGATAATGTGCATGAAACATCTGATATTAGTAAAAAAGAATTAGATGATTTTATTGACGGTATGAATAGTGAACAATTTAGTAAACTTGGTGGATTTTTTCAAGATATGCCATCACTTAAAACTAATTTAGAATTTAATTGTATTAAGTGTGGAAAAGAAAATACTACTGAAGTCAGAGGGCTTCAAAGTTTTTTTACTTAGGCCTCTCTCACGATAGTCTTGTAAATCATTACAAGATAAATTTCGCGATGATGCAGCATCATAATTATAGTTTACATGAATTGGAAAATATGATGCCATGGGAAAGAGAAATATATGTTACTTTATTAAGTGAACACATAAAAGAAGAAAATAAGCGGCATGCTGAACAAGAAAGGAAAATGAAAAGATGAGTGAAGAAGAAAAAGTAGTTACACAAACACATCCGGCAGATACAAACGGAGATGGTAAAGTATCTAAAGAAGAACATGCCATGTATCTTGAATTTAAACGTAAAGAACTTGAAGATCAAGATGCAATGCGAGATTCACAACGTAAAATGGCTTGGTTTTCATTAGGTGGTATGTTATTATATCCATTTGCTGTAGTCCTTGCTAGTTTAGCTGGTTTAGAACAAGCACAAAAAACATTAGGTGATATGGCTCCCACATATTTTGTTGCTGTTGCTGGTATAGTAGCGGCATTCTTTGGAGCACAAGCATTTACAAAAGGAAAATAAATGGCTGACGAAGATATAAAACAACAGGCCGATATGCAGCGTGAAAAGTCTGCACCTCAACCTAGAGAAAAAGAATCATCCGAAACTAGTGTATTAGAAGAAATTAATGCAAAGCTTGGTATACAAGTTAATATTGCTCGTAATGATGTATCAATACAAGCTCAAATATTACGTACAAATACTGCAGGTTTTATGGCCTTAAGTGAAAGCTTTAGTAAGTTAAGTGCCGGAATGGTTGAAAAAAGTTCTCTTAAAGATTTAGAAAATCAAAAAGAAGCTGCCGTTAGAGCTGAAGAAACTAATGATTTATTAAGAGGAATTTTTGGTAGTCTTAAAGATAGTAAAGTAGGAAAAATTTCATCTGGATTTTTTAGTATACTTGTTGGTTCTGTTGGTGCTATTCTTGGTACAATTATTGGAATATCTAGCGGTTTTGTAGTTGGATTTTTTGAAAAATTATTTTTTACTTTTGATAAAGATGGAAAAAAAGTATTAAGGCGGCCATTTCAATTTATTGTAAATTTATTTGATGATTTTGTAAAAGCTGCTAAAAACTTTACTAAAACAAGAGCCGCTGGATTGTTTGCTGGGCTTTCATTACAGTTTTCTTTATTTATTGAATCAATTACTAAACCATTGAGTAACTTAAAAGGTACTGCTTCTACTAAAATGACTGAAGTTGGTAATAGAATAATAAGAATATTTGATTCTGTTCTTGAGTTTTTCGCAAGAGGAATTAAATTAATAACAGATAATAAATTTCTTACAAAGATTGGTGGAATAGGAACATCTCTATTAGGAGGCATAAAAGCTTTAGGTACAGGAACGTTCAATAGTTTAATGGTAATTCCCAGAGCTGTTTTTGAATTAATTAGTGACTTAGCTGATCCAATTAGATCAATTGCTAAAGCTTTTGCTCCTGTCGATCCTACGATGACAAAACAACAAACGTCACTATTTAAAAAAGCCGGTATACAAATTAAAAAAGTACCAGGATTAGTTAAAGGTGTTGGTAAAACTTTGGCTACTGTTCTTAATCCATTCTTTACATTTTTTAAGACTACTAAAGACGCATTTTTTAAATTTGGTAAAGTTTTAGGTAGAGTCTTTTTACCATTAACAATTGTTTTTGGTATTATTGATACTATTAGAGGTGTGATTGGCGGATTAAACGATACTGCTGAAGGTGAAAGTAAACTTTTATCTGGATTGTTTGGCGGACTAAAAGGACTTATAGTAGGATTTATTGGTCTACCACTTGATATGTTGAAAAAAGGTATAGCTTTTATTGCAGATAAATTATTAGGTGAAGGTAATTTTATATCTGATATATTAAACTCATTTGAATTTTCGGATATTTTTGCTAACATAATTGATGGAGTAGAAAGTGTATTTCAATTTATATTCAATGGATTTGGTTTACTCATAGAAGGTATAATTAGTATACCAGAAACACTATCAAACTTAATGGCAAATGCTAAAGATAAAGCTGCTGAATTTATTCGTAGTCTTCTTAGATCAATATTGCCAGATCCTGATGGCCCTATCTTACAAAAAATAGCATCACAAGCTATACCAAGTAAGGTATATGAATATGCTGGACTAGATCCGAATACTGGTGATTTAATACCTACGCCTATAGATCCAAATCAACAAATTATTGATGATAGAGAATTACAACTAGCGGCTAAAAATATGGGTGGTGGTAATACGCAAAATCAAATAATAACAGATGCATCTAATAAAGCTGTACAAAATATATCTATTGTAAGTGATACAACACCAAAACAAACTGGTGCAGCTTTAACTTCTAGTTTTGATTAATCAAATACAAGAACAGCTAGAACTATTTGTTGAAGAAGAGGAGCCTCTTCCAACATGGGGTGAAATATTAGAAGACCCTGAAACTAAAATACTAGCATGTGGTATTATTCTTTTCTTTATCCTTACTTTCGTATGGTAGAATAACAAAAGCCCCAACTGCAGTTGAGGCTCCGGGCAATTTACTCTGTAACTTATATGTAAAGATTTTCGTTACTTGATCCGAGCGGAAGGACGCCAATCGACTCTATTTATTTCCCTACGACTTTACTGGGTTTCTCCTATGGTTAGTTATCCTGGGCCAACTTAGCGAAGTAAGACAAGGTATCATCCTCATCATTGCTAGCTTCCTGAATTGGTGCAGGCTCTGCTACTTTTTCAGAAGGAGCAGGTGCGTACTGCATATCCTCAGGGGCCATTGTAGCTCCTGCATCTACACCTAGTACTCTATTTAACTTAGCTTTTAATTCAGCATAAGTTTTATAGTGTTCAGGATTGGTGAATTCTGAAAGTGAATATAGTTTCCCATATATACCTTCTAACGCTTCATCATCGCCACCGGCTACAGCGGCTGGAGCTGCGAATTCTGACTTATCATAGTTTGTCCAACCTTCGACCTTTCTGATTTTGATCTTAAAGTCAGCACCTTCCCAAAAATCGAAAGGATTCACTGGTTCCTCATCAGCAAACTGAGGCTGCATTTGGTCCATAATCTTATCAAAGATTTTTTTACCAAACTTGTAAAGGAATACTTTTCCTTCAGCATCAGGATTAGCTGAATCAGATACTACCATAATATTAGACACATAATGTAGTCGTCTTTTCCTATCCCTAGCGGTTTGCTTATCTTCCTCACGGCCTGAGTTCCAAAGTAATCCATTTGATTCACTAACAGGATCTGCCTGTCCAATGGAAGTTAAGCTATTTTCGATATACCATAAACCAGTAGGTCCTTTGAACCCATGATCCCAATATCGCACCCAAGGTAAGTCCTCACCTTCTTTTGCAGGTAAGAAACGGATAACGGCATAACCATTACCAGCTTTATCTTGTGTGGGTTTCCAGAAGCGATCATCCGCGTATGATTTCGTTTCTGTTTTAGTTGAAACTGCTTCTGCAGCTTTTACGAGTTGGTCGATAGACGAGCCTCGTGAACTCTTTAAATTTGCAAATGACATTGTATTTCTCCGTATTGCGTTGTATTTACTGAATTATCCACTTTACTCATAATATATACTATATATTATATCACAAAATTAAGCAATTGTAAAGGCTTTTTTTATGATATTCATATATTTATCCCGATCGAACTTTACGAACGGTGTATACTTCGTAATTTTTCTAGAAACATCTGGCCAAAATATAGTTTCGGTTATTTTCTTTCCTTCTAAATTTACGAAGTTTGTTAATGCATTTACAATAACTAATGTTTCCAAAGTTATTTCTTCATGCATCCATTTTTCAATAATCTTTGGTGCTTGGTTATTATTCCCAGCACTCAAAAGAATATCAAACTTTTCATCTGATATATTATCTATATCAGTTTGAAATGTTCTTGTTAAAGCATCATGTATTTTTTTATGTTTGGTGTAATGTTTGTCATCCATATCAGCAACATACTTTACATCTTCAATAAAATTAAATACATAATAGTTTAATAAATCTTTATTATTTCTTGCTATCTTTGCAAAGAAATATTTATCTCTTCTTTTAAAAAAAGAATTAGGAGATACATTACTTTTAAAATTATATTTGATTGCATCATAATCAGTTTCAAAATGAAGCTTTAATGCATTATATAATTTATATGATTCAAATGGATCGACCAAATTTAGTCTCCTATAATGGTAATGTATTTTTCTTT